TAAAGCGTTAGAAGAAGTACAAAAAGTTAATGAGTCAATTATTAGGCAACAGCAACAGCAGTTGGGACTTGCTGATGCCCTTACGCAAGGTGATATTGCAGCAGCAGCAAGAGCAGCACAAGAAATAAGAGCATCGAATGCACAAGACTTCGCAACGGGACAAACAGATGCATTATCACAAGCAAGAGATAATGCAGTAAATGCCTTAACAAATGCTCAAGGAATGACAAGAGATCAAATACAAGAACGCCAATGGGAATTATCTCAAAAAATTTATGCAATGGAAAATGATCCTGCTAGACTTGCAATAGAGCAAAATATTCTACAAGCAAAAGATGCCATATATGCCATTGAAGAATTAAGAGAACAAAAACTTCTAGCAATTAGACCTCTTGAAGAACAAATATATAAAATTCAACAAGATAAAATTTTTCCATTAACAGATCAGATTAACATAGAAACTGCAAAAAACCTTGCATTAGATTACCAACTTACTAAACTTGGAAATATCATTGAGGCAAATGATAGACTCAGATTAGTAAATGGAATGACAAGAGATCAATGGGATGAAATTTTAGCAAAAATGACACTGATTGATGAAAAATTACGTAAAGAAATTGCAGAAGGTTTAGCATTATTTAATTCAGAAAGTGCAAAGGCTCTTACAACATGGGAAGCAATTAGAGCATTATATGATCAGAATTGGGATAAAACTGTAACAATTACTGAAAAGATTGTTAGAGTTTATGAAGGTCAAGAAAATCCAAATCCAAATCCAGGACCATATGAAGCACCAGAGCCTACTGGAGATGATGGTACAGGAAATAAAGGTACAGGAAATAAAGGTACAGGAAATAAAGGTACAGGAAATAGTAATGGAAACACAAATACTCAAGGAAATTATAAAGCGCCAGAACCAAACAAACCAAACACTAGTGTAGTAATGAACCCATCTGGACAACTTCCACCAGGCGCAATGTTGGCTCAAATTAACAAAGATAAACTAAATGCAGGAGCAAATACTGTTCCTTTTGTATCTCTTCCACAAGGACTACAGAATCAAATTGCAAAAGATGCAATAAATAAGGGAGCCAACACTGTTTCACAATCAAACATGCCTTTCGGTGGAAAAACAATAAGTCCAAAAACTACTGGATCAAATACTATTCCTCAATCAAGCATGCCTTTTGGAGGACAATCAATAACTACTAAGAAAAAAGCATTAGGTGGACTAATAAAAAGATATGCTTTTGGAGGTTCTGTAATTGGAACAGATGTTATTCCAGCAATGCTAACTCCTGGAGAGTTTGTGATGAGTAGATATGCAGTTCAAAAATCAGGTTTAGATAGTATGAAGGCAATTAACAACGGAACCCCAATTGGTGACTCAGTGTATAATTATAGTATTAGCGTAAACGTTAAGTCTGATGCTAATCCAGATGAAATTGCAAGAGCAGTAATGACTCAAATTAAGAGAGTAAATGATCAGGGCATAAGGAGCGTAAGATTATAATGACTACAAGTACATACATGGCTGGACGTAGAAAATATAATAGACCACAGGCTATGCTATGGTCTGATAATTCTGGAAAATTAGAAAATGGTGTATATGTACCGAATGGTTTAGAAATAGGGGCCAACCCTGGTTCTGAGGTTGATCCAAATAATATTGATCAGTTTTTAGTTTTATCAGATGATAATAGATCTCCTATAAATTTTGGACAAATTAGAATTGATAAAAGAGAAAGAATGATTAATGGAAGAATGAGGTCTTATCATGTAGCAGATAAACTATCTATTAGTTTTAATTATACTAATCTTCCATCAAGAGGATTTTATCTTAATCCAGACTTTGACTCACAGGGTAAAAGTCAAAACTCTAATCATACAACAGACGGCGGTGCAGGAGGAGTAGAACTTTTAGACTGGTATGAAAGTCATAAAGGATCTTTTTGGTGTTATTTAGCATATGATAAATATTCTGTGTTTGGTAAAGATGATTCTGCATATGGATATTTACCACAATATAATCAATTAATTGAGGTATTCTTTACAGACTTTTCTTATACTGTAAACAAGCGTGGCTCAAGCCATGACCTTTGGGATATTTCTATAAGTTTGGAAGAGGCATAATGTGGCAAAATGAAGATTTAAAAAAACACTTAGAGACATCTTCTGTTGTAAAAACACAAAGTGCCATCATTGCTGAGTGGAATCTTAATTCTCCTACTAATATTTTTAAAATAGGAAATTACAGATATAGACCAACAAATAGTACATCACCATATAAAATAATTCCGAGCACTTTTGATCCACTAGAAAATGAAAGCACTACTATCCCATTTTATTATAATGCAACAGATGCTGATACCGTTATAGATGGTGGGTATAGTAATGATGGATTGCCTATAACATTAAAGACTAAAAAAGAAAAATTAAAAATGTTATATTCTTTAGAAGATTGTTTTAAGCAATTTAGACCACGATCTGGAATTAATAAAGCAAGATTTTTACCAGGTAATTATTTGCATCATCCTAATATTAATATGACAAAAAGACCAAGATATTATATGCCAGATGTAAAAGATTCTTTTAAATATTGGACATCGTTTAGAACAGAAGATGGTTTAGAATATGGAATATCTACATCTAAAAATGGAGAGTTTATAATTGAAGATACTGCTCCATTTGTTGTATATAAAGAATCAATTTCTACAAATAGAGTTATTATAAAAATGCAAACACATGTAGGTAGTGTAGATTTAGGAACTTTTTCTTCAGCATCAGAATCTATAGTTGATCCATTTTATGGAGACAAAAATAAATCTACTCCAATAAAATGGAAAATACAGGCATTAAAAAATAATTCATGGTCTGATTTAATTTCTTTTACTCAATCATCTTTAAGAAGAGATGGAACCCCAATCATTAAAAATGATGGTTATGTAGAAATATCATATGGTTTAAAAGTACCTCAAATATATAGAGATATCTTTATTTATGCTGAACGTTATAGTTCAATTACACTTTTGCCAGAAAAATCTATAAATGGATATGCGTATTTGGTAGCATCAAATGAAAACGACTTAGGTCAATTTCATATTTGGATTGATGAAATAGAAGGCTATAAAGTTTTTACCCCTGAATATGGCTGGTATTTAGAAGAATCTGAAGTAGATAGACTAACAAACTTTGTTACTGATATGACCAACCCTCCAAAATATAAAGACGCTGGTAATGTAGAACGGTATAGAGAATTTGATAATATTAAAGGTTTAAGACTTGTTATAGATACAATGAATAAATCTAATTGTACTTTTGATTTAATTGAAATGTCTCCAAGATTAACAGCAAATATTTCTGATAAGGTTATGGATTTTTCTGTAAAGAAGAGTGCTTCTGATTTAGGTGTAAGCGGTTTACCAGTAGGTCAGTTATTAGCATCAACTGGCTCTATGACTATCTTTGATTATGATGATGCCTTCAATGAAAATAATACAAATAGCATTATTAAAAATTATATTAATAGACATATTCAGATTAAATTTTATGACATTGTTTTTAATGTAGATGGATGGGATTATTACATTCCTATTAAAACTTTGTACTCAGATGGCTTCCCTAAAAAAGATATAAATAATCAAACTGTAGAATTAGAACTAAGAGATTTATTTTTTTATTTTGAAAACATAACTGCACCACAAACATTAATGACAAGTGTTTCGTTAAGTTCAGCAGTTGCTATGTTGTTGGACTCTATAGGGTTTTCAAACTATAGTTTTAAAAGAGTTGACGGAGAAACAGAATTAATAATTCCTTATTTTTATATTGAGCCAGACTTAAACGTTGCAGAAGTTTTATCAAATCTTGCTATATCTTCTCAAACAGCAATGTTCTTTGATGAATATAATAACTTTATAATGATGAGCAAAGATTATATTATGCCAACTGCAGAGCAAAGACCTATAGACTTAATATTTTCTGGCAACGATCAAGAAACTAATTCTCAACAGTTATGGTTAAATGGACAGCCTGCTCTAGTTCAAGATATTTTACCAAACATTATTGAAATTGCATCTGAAGATAATCAGGTATTTAATGACGGTAAAATTAATTATTCTGAAAAATATATTCAAAGATCTGTTGGAACAATTAAGCAGGCAAGTTTAATTGATATGGATAGAAATTGGATATATAAGCCAGTTTTATTATGGGAGGTCGCAGGAAGTGAAAATACAAAATCAATTAATAATGAAACAGCAAATCAATCTTCATATTTACTAAGTGCAATACCACTTAATTCTAATTTATCAGCAACAGTTCCAAATGTTGTTAATAGAGAAATAATTGATAACGTATTGGATTTAGGAGAAGGTGTTTATTGGATTGCAAGATATAGTGGATATTTTTATTCAAATGGAGAAATAATTAAATATGATGCAGTTCAATATAACGTATCTGGTGTTGGTAATGTTTGGATAAATAGCGCACAAGAATACGAATATTATTTTTCACAACTACCATTTAATGGAAAAATTTATCCAACAGGATTAGTTAGAATATATTGTGAACCTAATTATGAAGAAGTTAATGGATTTTTAAAATTAAAAAATGGACAAGTTTCAAAACATGGTAGAGGTCAATTTGGTACAGCAATAGTTTCACATAGTGCTGGATTAGATCCTTATTGGAGAAGTGATAGTAATGTTAGAGGTTGTAATATGCAATCACAATATCTATTTGAAAATGATTTAACAGTACCAGCCACAACTCTTGGTGCTGCTGGAGTTAACAATACTCTTGCACAAAAAACAAGTAGAAATGGAATTATAAGAAATTTTATGTCTGCAACATATAATTCTGAATCAGATGTAAATAATTTCATAACAACAAAGCCTGGAACAATTCAATCTTCTGCTTTTGTTATGCAGGGGCCATCAATTCCAGTTACATCAAAACCCAGAGATTTTATTTCATATGTTTATAAACCATTAGATAATAAATTTAAACATTTTGGAACTAGAATGAGAATCATAGGTAAAATAGAAAATAATTCTAGTAGTGGTCAAAGTGCTAACGGTAGCACAAACTATTTTGTTGTTCCAGGATTAACTCCAGATAAAGATATAACAATTTCTGGTGGTGGCGGTGGTCTTGCAATTATGTTAAACCCAGAAACAAACAATGGTTATTATTTAGAGTTGAGTGCATTAGGTAGTGCAAATATTTCAAGTCTTGAAAAACAAAATGTTCATAATGTTCTTTTTTATAAAATCAAAAAAGACTCTTCTTCACAAAACGCAATTCCAGTAAAAATTTGGGAAGGGCTTGGAAATATTATTGTAGACGATGGAAAATTTACTGGACAATATAGAATGGCATCAGAACAAAATGTAACTGTCTATGATATAGGAATAGAGTATGAAGCATTAGGAAATTCAAGAGTTTTTCATTTATATATGAATGGATCACTTTTAACAACTGTAGTTGATCAAGATCCATTACCAATTTATAATAATATGGCTCTATTTGTTAGAGGTTCATCAAGAGTGATGTTTGAAAATATATATGCTTTAACAAATAATTATAGTCAAAATTCTGTGTTTGCTTTAGATACTCCCGTTAACTCTATTTTTGATGATGAGATTAATGCAACAGAATCATTTAGAAAATATGCAATGAGCGGAGTTGTGCAAGGAACATATCTATCTGGAATTAGCAGTTCTCAGCCACCAAAATATAGTATGTACTTTGAAGAATTTGGAACAATTATGAGAGAAGCAGCAACATTTAATGTTAAATATGATAAAGCATATCCAGCATTATATGCTAAACTATCTCCAACCTTTAATAAAATTAAAGGATATACTATCTCTGGATTTAGAGCAGGATCGTATGGTGCTGAGTTTATGATATTTAATGCTACAGATACAGCATTAAGTTTAGATGAGACTACTGGAAATTATTTAAGAATACAGGGAGTTACATTTACTCAGCAATCTAACGGAGAGTTAACTGTAGATGATTATTATTCTAAAAATAGTTCTATGTCTGACCCAACTATAGAGGGAACAAATGTTGTTATTTCTCCATTTAAAATTGCAAAAGATTACGAAGACATTAAGTTAAGTAGAATGACGTATGGTAAAAAAGATTTTTCTATAACTAGTCCATATATTCAAACACAAGATCAAGCAAATAATTTAATGAAATGGTTACTTTCTAAAATTATAAAACCAAGAAAAGCATTAGGCCTTAAAATTTTTTCAAACCCTATAGTTCAATTAGGTGATATTGTTTCTGTTCAATATAAAAAAGATGACATAGAAAAAATTACTAATAATAGATATGTAGTTTACTATATCGAATATTCAAAAGATCAGCAGGGTCCAGATATGACAGTATATTTAAGTGAGGTAAGATAATGGCAGTCAATTCAACACCACAACTTCCCGCTAACTCTCCTTCGCCAACCCCAAAGCCTCCTGCGGTTAAAATTGCAACACCAGATTTAATTATATTACCTGCTGAAACAGTTCCTGTAGAAATTATGACTGACCTCATATTTGAAGATATAGGAGGACAAGAGTTAATCAATATAGCAAGAACTGATTTAGTTAATGGAGAAAATGTTGTATATAGTCCAATTAAAAATTTAAGTGCTATATATTTTCAATATAATCCACAGAATGTTCTGGCACTACAAAAAACATCAGATTCATATTTTAAAAATTTTCCTATTAAACTTGGAGATAAGATTCCAGAATGTGGCACTGGCTATACCCTTGACGAAACCGATCCAACCAAAGAAATACCAAACTGCAAGATAGTTTATGCAGATCCAATAACTGGTGACTTAGTAATAAATGTTATAAATATGAATAAGGAAGAGCAGGTAGAAGTTCAAATTCTTCAGCAAGGAATTATTCTTAGTGATACAATATACGGGGTGGAATAACTATGATAACTAACAGTGGAAAAAATATAATTGCAAAATACCTTGTAGGACAGTCACCTGCCTATGCTTCCTATATTGCAGTAGGCTGTGGCGCTAAACCATTAGACCCAGATCCAGAGGTCGAGTTTGGAGATTATACTAATAAAACTAATTTAGATTTTGAAATGTTTCGTGTACCAATAACATCTAGAGGATATATAAAAGACGAGAACGGTATTGCAAAAGTTGTTTTAACAGCAGAACTTCCAACAGAAGAAAGATATGAGATTTCTGAAATTGGTGTTTATTCTGCTGGAGCAAATCCCACTGCTGGTGCATATGACAGCAAAATTTTATTTTCGTTTTCAGAGTCTGAAAACTGGAAGTATGATAATCAGACAGCACTTAGCCAAAAATATGAACCGTTAGATACTACAGGTTCAAGTGGAGAAATACATGTTAAAAGTAATGGTTCTGATTTGCTTGCTTTTTCAACAAATGCAAACAATAGAATTTTTACAAATCCAGAAAGAGTTGCTCGTTATGAAAAGTGTAGATTTTTAAATAATATAATTATTACAAATGGAGCAATGTCAAATATATCTACAGAAATGGTCGATGACATAAAGAGACTTAAAGTTAATTCTGGAAGTCACTATGTTGGTTTAACTGGAACATCTTTAAATTTAAGTAAGAATGCGCCAACTGACGAAATAAGGTTAGCATTTTCTGTTGTAAATAAAAATGCAAATAATGTTTCACCAATTAATCCAGATAAGGTTTATATATTAATTGAATTTTCTGACACAGATGTTTATGGTGATGGACAATGGGCTAGATTTGAAACCATACTTGAAAACTACGATTTTTCTACAAATAGATATATAGTTTCAACCAAACAACTTCAAGATTTAAGAAAAAATAATACTGGTTTTAGTTGGGATTCAGTAACTACAGTTAAGATTTATACAACAATAATTAAAGATAACGTAGTATCTGATGATTTTTATGTTTGCTTTGACGCAGTAAGACTAGAAAATGTTACTTCAGTAAATCCACTGTATGGTTTGGTTGGGTATTCAGTAATTAAAAATACAGACGCTAAAACAATTACTAAAGAATCAAACACAACAAGTTATATAGAATTTAGATTTGGGATGAATATAAATAATGGCTGATCAAGGTATTAAAAAAATAATCATTCCAAGATCTTCATTGCCTCCCGCAGGTAAAAATGGAGAGTATTTAATAAGATATAGAATAGCATCACAAGATAAAAACAGATATTCTCATTGGTCTCCAATACATAAGGTTACAGGAAAAACAATAGACTTGGTAAATGGAAGATTAGAAAAAATAAATTCAATAATTATGGTTGCCTGGGATGCAGTAGCAAATATATCTTCTTATGATATATTTGTTAAGTATAATACTCAATCTGATTATTCATATCACGGCTCTACTTCTTCTAACAATTATTCTATTATAAGTCAAGGTGGTCAAAGTATACAGGTTGCCGTACAAATAGGCGGTATCTTTAAAGAAAGAAGAGAGAGCAATACAATCTATACTGGAACTTTAAGTTTGGTATAATTATACAGGAGGAAATATGGCAAAAATACCATTACCAGAACGAGGGCAACCTTTAGATGTAAATTATATATATCAGTTAGCAAATGCTGTCAATGATGTAAGTAGTCAAATATCTCCATCATCATCTAAATATGTAACAATAGAAACTCCTGGAGAAGGTCCTAGATCGGCAAAAACATCAGAAACTAGAATCATAGCAGTTGAAAAAATTGTTGTTACAAACTCATCAAAAAATATTGGAGACGAAGAGCCTTTTGAATATGCATTTCCAGCAGAATTTAAATTTAAGCCAATTGCAATTGCAACTCCAGTTAATATAGGTCAAACAAACGCAGGTGAAAATGTCAGCGTAGTACTAAAGAGTGTTGGAACTTCAAGAGTAGAAGGGTTGGTTCGTTTTAATGAAACTGGTAATCTTTCTGTATCTGTTAACATCTTGGTTATTGGCATTCCTCTTTAATGATAAAGTGCAAAAAATGTTCAAAAAAAATGATAATAGACAGAGTCTACAACTCAATATCTCATATAGAGATATATTGTTTGTTATGTGGGTCAAGAAGGTTTTTTCATCCGCCGTCTGATTCGGAGGAAGGTAGATGGCTACTAAAAAAGGAAACAGAACGAGCGAAGAGTACAATGTCGCTCCTATAATACCTGGAAATAAAAAAGTTTGGTTTTTAAATAAAGATCTTGTTAGAATTGTGCATTATAACAGATCAAATGGCATTATGTCAATTTATAACATTA